ACGATGCAGGGAAGGCAATGGCTAACGCTGAAAAGGCTTTTCAGAGTGCCGGAATGTCAATGAATGAGTATATGGAAACCGCTATCCAGTCCTCAGCGGCAATGATTGCATCGTTAGAGGGCGACACTAACAAAGCGGCAGACCTTATAGATATGTCAATTATTGATATGTCGGATAACGTCAATAAAATGGGAACGACTATGGAAGCCGTACAAAACGCTTATCGTGGTTTCTCCCGTGGCAACTTTACAATGCTTGATAACCTTGCTTTAGGCTTCGCAGGCACTAAACAAGGTATGCAGGAACTATTAGACAAGGCTCACGAAATATCGGGCGTAGAATACGATATATCAAGCTATGCGGATATAGTAAACGCTATCCACGTTATCCAAACTGAAATGGGGATAACTGGAACGACTTCACAAGAAGCGGCAGACACTATATCGGGTTCGCTAAGTTCGGTAAAAGCGGCTTGGTCTAATGTCCTAACGGGTATAGCAGACGAAAACGCAGACTTTGACACGATGATAAATAATTTAGTAAATACCGTGTCAGCCTTTGCCGGAAATATGCTCCCCCGAATTGGAACAGCTATTAAGGGCGTAGGAAAATTAGTCGCTTCTTTAGCTCCTATTTTAGCCGATGCAATCCCTCAGCTTTTTAAGGAAGTAGCTCCCTCACTCGCAAGCTCGGTGATGTCGCTCATTGAGAATGTCGTAAATTCGGATATGCTAAACGCCCTGAGTGGGATAGTAGTAACTGTCTTAGACGGACTAAGTCGGGCTATCCCGAAGGCTATTCCAATGATAATTGAATCGGTTTTAGGCATTATCGAAAAAGACTTAGATAATCTTCCGATGATCCTAAGCTCACTTTTGGTTCTTGTGGAATCTGTCATTGATTTTATCGTGAACAAAGCCGTTCCTCACTTGTTAGAGCGACTACCTTCCATAATTGGCGAAATTTTAAAATTTGTAGCAAGTGCGATTCCCCAAATCTTGTTAGCCGTAGTTCGCATCAATGCCGCCATTATGAAGGCTACGCCGAGTTTGATAGAGGGCATTGTAAAAATGATTCCCGATATCGTGGTTTCATTGTGTGAAGCCCTGGTAAGCGCCACGCCCGATTTGATTGTCGGATTTGTCGAACTTTTTTCATCTTTTACAGTTGCAATTCCATTAATTTTGGTTGAGCTTGCAAAAGTCCTTCCTCAGCTCATTGTCGGCTTTATTGAAGCCTTCCAGAGCCACGCTCCCGAGCTGAAAGCGGCTTTTCAGAATTTTATCCCCGAGTTGTTATCGGCATTTTCGCAAGCAGAGAACGCAACTCTTATTCAGAGTGCAATAGGTGACTTCTTCGCGAGGATCGGAAGCGCAATAGCTGAGTTCTTCCGTCCGGCGATTGAAGTAATGCTTACTATATGGGATTGGTTCTATTCAACCTTTAGTCCTTTGATTAATGCTTTCAAAGAGCTTTTTACTACCATTTTCACAGCTATCAAGATAGTCGCAGAGCGTATATGGTCGGCTATGGTTGGTAAGTTGATAGAATGGTGGACTCCTATTTGGGAGAAGATAAGCCCCGTACTTGAAACCATTAAGAGCGGAATAGAACTTGCGTTTAACTTTGTTTACGACAAAATCAAAGTTCCCTTGGAGAAAGTAAAGACCTTTATCAGCGACACCTTCGACAAGATAAGAGAAATCTTTACTGGATTAGTCAATGCGGCTAAAGACTGGGGTAAAGATTTAATCCTTAACTTTATGGGCGGTATTCAAGATAAGATTGGCGGTCTTACTGACACGATTAAAAGCGTATCACAGAAGATTAAGGACTTTATCGGATTTTCCGAACCCGATGTAGGCCCTCTCTCAAACTTCCATACTTACGCCCCCGATATGATGCAGTTATTCGCTCAGGGCATAAAGGACAGCGAAGACCTTGTTACGGATCAGCTTTCCGAGAGCTTCGACTTCCGAAAGTCACTTGATGCAGAATCGCTTACTAACGATTATTCGTCAAGGCGAGTAGCACCGAAGAACGACGATAGGCTTTTAAATCTTCTTTCCGAGTTCTTACCTTACTTAGCGCAGAAGGATAGAGTCGAAGTCAACGTCAACGGCAATATGCCGGGAATCTTTGACGCAATGGTACAGCTTAACGAAGAGTACAAGACGCGCAACGGCGGCGAGAGCGCATACGCATAAGGAGAGACAATGGTTTTTTTAGTAGGAAATAAGGACTATTCGGCTCACGTAATCGCCGGAAGCTACGAAGTGAATAACGATCCTCAGTATAAAGAGTGGGTAGACGCATCTTATATTACCCACAAATTAAAGCTCAGAGACAGAGTGCAAGGCTCTTTTGATATGTGGTTTAGAACCACCGAAGACTACGAAGAGTTTAAGGCAGATTTGGACGCAGTAAAGGCAAACGAAGCCTACACGGTATCTTTGACGGTCAATAACACTTCGGAACAAGCCAATATTTACGCTTACCTTGATTTTAAACTGGTGCGTAACATTGACGGAGCGTGGAACGATTACTTTGAGCGATTCACAGTAACAGTAAAGGAGCGTTAAATGCTAAATGTAAGTGACGCTACTAAAAGTGCATACATAAACGGAAGCCTTATGACGTTGACGATAAACGTCCCCGGGGCTTCCGTTGTTTTTACGAATGACGACATCGTAAGCGAGTCAGCGAGTCTAATCGAAGGGATAGAGAACGGAAAGAACCTAACCTTTAAGGGTTGTATCGCTACTCAGTTTAAGTTCCAAGTCGCTGACATCATCAGAGACTTACGCGGCGAATATATCGAGGTCACGATCCGCGCAGGAACTACGGAAGAAATCCCATACTTCAAAGGCTATATCAAGACGCAGGATAACCAAACGCACGAAGACGTTTTAACAACCTTTACCGCCTATGATGTGTTAGCGACTAAAGGGGGAATAAACTGTCAATCGTTTTTGGAGTCCTTGACCTATCCAATCAGCGTGAAGAACTTCCGCAACGCCTTATTTACCTACTTAGGCATAGGGCAAGCGTCCACAAGCCTTGTAAACGACAACATGACGATATCGGCGAATATACTTAATTACTATGAAAACCCGAAAGCCTTAGACATTATACGGCATATTTGCGAAATGAACGCCGTATTTGGTCAGATAGGGCGTGACGGGCTTTTTTATTACAGAGAATTAAAGCCGATTACACAAGGCTTATATCCTGGCGAAGATACTTTCCCCGGCGAAGATACTTTCCCCTCAGACGAAAACGCAGGAACGACGATAGACGAGTCTTTGTATTCAGCGTTAGAGTATGAGCCTTATGAAGTCGAGAAGATAACCAAGGTTGCGGTATACGACGCAGAGGGAATAGACGAAGGACAAGCAGGAAGCGGTACAAATGTGTGGTCTATCTCAGATAACCCCTTGGCATTTAGTACCGATATGAGGGCATTAGCGGCGGCGTTACTTGCTAAAGTCGATAATATCTACTATTCAGCGACGATCAAGTTAGATTGCGTCGGTATGCCTTGGGTGGAGTGTGGCGATACGTATATGTGCTACACACGGAAGAATACTATCCGAAGTTACGTTTTAAATCGCACACTAAAGGGCATACAAGCCTTATTTGACGCTTATTCTTCGGATAGTGATAGATTAATGCCCCCATACAAACAAACGGCTATATCGTCCATTAACGCCAATAGAAAGACAGTCTTAGAGATACAAGCCGACATCGTTCAGATAAGGGAGCTAAAGGCAGACAAAGCAACCGTAGAACAGTTAAGCGCAAGGGAAGCCAACTTCGAGAACGTCACAGCGCAGAACTTCACGGCGGTTAATGGAAACATAAACGCCTTAACCGCAAGAGTGGCAACCGTTGAGCAATTAGACGCTCAAAAGGCGACAATCGCACAGCTAAACACCACTAACGCGAATGTAAGTAACCTAAACGCCCAAGTAGCCAATTTGAACACGGTTGTAGCCAATAAGATAGACGCTCAGACAGTAAGGGCTAACTATATGGAGATAGCCAACTGGACAAGTGCTGGTGTTATTAAGGCGGATAGGATAAGTGCAGATTCTTATAGTGGTAGAACCGCCAACATTGGGACTTTAAATAATGGTTCAAGCTACATTATTATCAACGGCAGCACCTATCAAGGCAAAACAATAACTATAAATGGCAAAAGTTACACAGTATTAGCAAAGAACTAAGGAGAACATCAATGAAAAAAAAAGTAGTATTTGCACACATTTACTCAGACAAAGAAGATAGGCTTGGCGCAGTTATTTCAGACCTCAATAAAGCCGGATATGAGATTGCTTATGAAACCACAATGAGCGTAACAGTAATCAAAGAGGTAGAAGATGAACAGGAAGATTCGGCAACTTGAAGATGATTTAATCTCACTCTTAAACGGCTCTAATTTGCCCGTAGAGGTCAAGAGAATAGTTTTAGCTAATACTCTTAGCCTTGTGGAAAAGGAAGCAGACAGAGCGATTCTAAGCGAGATACAAGCAACCATAGAAAGTGAGGGCGAAGATGCAGAAAGCACATGATAGCTCGATGAACAACTATTGGCGTGATAAGCCTAACGAGACTACGCCGATTGTTGCTCAAAAGAAGAACCAGTTAGAGACCACCGTAGACACGATAGACGACCGAGTGGTAGGTTTTGACACCACTAAAGCTAATCAGACGGATATGTTAAAGACTCTTTACAACGTCACACTTGACGAAAGTAACGGAGTCTTTACCTTTTACCGCAAGGACGGAACAACGATAGAGATAGACACAGCCTTGGAAAAGGTTGTTACTAACTTCGATATCGACACTGATCCGTTAAGCCCACATTATCAGCAGATGATATTGACGTTAGAGGACGGCACCGTTAAATATGTTGATTTATCCGCTTTTCTTACTCAGTACGAATTTACCAATTCCTCAACGATTCGGTGGACGATAAACGCAAGCGGCGAAGTTACGGCGAACATCATTGACGGTAGTATCACGGCTAACAAGTTGCAACCTAACTATTTAGCCGACATCACTACACAAGCTAACGCGGCGGCACAATCGGCGACAGCTTCAGCAAATTCGGCGGTGCTTTCTCAATCTTGGGCGGTCGGCGATACAGGCGCACGTGAGGACGAGGACACGCGGAATAGTAAATACTATGCAGATATGGCGGCGGAGAAAGTAGCCGAGCTTTTAACAGCTTTCGGAATTAATGTCGTTGGACAAAAGTTAGTATTTGGAGCAACCTTCGATGAACAATATCTTGTTGAAGTAACAGGAACAGAACTTGTAATAAGTGAAAGAAACTAACATGGTGCGTACTGTTATAGTTGACATTGTACACCCCCTTTTGTATATTAGCGAAAGGAGGGATTTATTTATGAAAAACAATAACAGTAAAATCATGTTTTGCTTTCTTTCCTTGTTAATAGGAATTATTTTAATTCTTTTGTATAAGGAGAATAGTATGGCAAATATTGATAAGGTACAGTTACCCGACGGTTCAGAGTTTAACATTGTAGATAACACTTCTCATTTTGCAACAGAGAACTACGTTGATAACGCTGTAGATTCAATCACAAAGACAACCATTGGTCTTGGCAATGTTGATAATACTTCCGATATGGATAAGCCCGTATCAACTGCACAACAAGCGGCGATTGATGCGATAGCACAGAAAGATCGGCGTGTGATTGTTATAAGTGATAGTTATGGACTGGGTAGAAATTCCACTACGGCTTTCACAACCTATTTACAACAGTATTTAGGACTTTCAAACGACAATTATTATACTTGGTCAGAAGGCAGTATGGGATTTAATCGTGCAGGTGACGGTGGACATACTGTTGAGCAATTATTGTCTGCGCATATTAGCGATGTAACGGAAAGAGATACTATTACTGATGTTATATTTGCTTTAGGAGCTAATGATACGCTTGCTACATCAGGGTTGAGAGATGCGATTGTGTCGTGTGTTGAATATACTAAAACACAGTTTCCGAACGCCAAGGTTCATATTGGGTTTATAGGAAATGTAAAGGATAAGCCTAACTCAACTACATACGGTAATTATATTAAAGCATTAAATGCTTATAAAACAGCGTGTGGTCTTTGCGACGCTTCTTATATCAGTGGTTGTGAATATGTTCTTCATAATAATTCACTATTACAGGCTGACGGTGTACACCCGACCAATGAAGGCTCTTGTGAAATTGCTAATTTTATTAGTGCATATTTAAAGGGTACACCTTATGAATACTCATATTATGATGCTTTTAATCTTACTGGAGCAATTACAGTAGGTGTTAGTGTTAATGCTTGTGGTAGCGTTACTGAATTAGCTTTTGGACAGGGTAATATTTTTTCAAGTGCTGTTAATGTTACACGCAGTGGTGCAGTAATTGCGTCAAATACTAATGCTAACGCTTATGTCACTCCTACCGCACCATTATACTTTAAGGCTGTTGCATACAATGGTACTGAATTTGTTCATGTTACGCTTACTTATTCTAATGGTGTTTTAAAGGTACACGCACCAAGTAGCTTTACAATCCCCGTTCAGACACCTCTTGAGCAGATTCAAACGGTGACTATAAATACATTGACTGTTTAATGTAAATCCGTCCTTAATAGCGAAAGTTGTTAAGGACGGTATTATTTTACCAACAATCCATAGTGGCGGAATAAGACGCTAAGAGATAGGAAATCAACTGTCAATCAGAATTTGCTTTGTGGGGGTGAAAGTCCCCCACCTATGGATATATAGAGAGGTAACAGGCATTGGCTAATGCTATATATCAGATGTTTGATTTAAAGGAGAAAAAACTACATGAAAGATAAAACAAAGAATGTAATATCAATTCTTATCATTGTCATTTGTTTGTGTTCTTTAGTAGGTTCAAGTCTTGTTGAAAAATATCACTATAAACGATATATAGCATCTATTACTCAAACAGTCCATTCTGAATGTGTGAATAAAGGATATAACTTTTGTTCCTATTGCGGAAAACGCTTAGAGAGGTAACAGAATGAATGATGATGTCACTTATGTTATTCAATGCGCCAGAGAAGTCGGAATAGAAGTTACAGACGAAACAGCGTTGGATTTTTCATTAATAGCAGAGATAATGCGAAAAATGAAAGAACAAAGTATCAGCAGAAAGTTGGCTATTCAAATTGCAGAACAAGCAAGGGAAAGCGGAATAGCATGGCAATTATGACAATTATCAGCAGTTCCGAGTATGGAACATAATAAGAGGTAACAGAGGAATAAGGCTATGAATAACATAGAATTTGCTTCACTAATAAGACGTTTTCTTGACTATCCTACAGTATATGTCAATGGAGCTTTCGGTGCGGTTGCATCGGATTACAACAAGAAGCGGTACAAGAACAGTTCTAATGTATCACGTTGGAAGAAAATTGATGCTTGCCCCTCTAACGGATTCTTCGCCGATTGTTGCGGAATCATCAAAGGCGTGTTGTGGGGTTGGGTAGGCAATACGTCAAAGATATACGGCGGCGCACAGTATAAGGCTAATGGAGTCCCCGATTTAAACGAACTGGGACTAATTGAGAAGTGTGTCGGAGTATCGACAGACTTTTCACACGTTGAAGTCGGCGAAATGGTCTACATGAAAGGGCATTGTGGCGTATACATCGGAGAGGGCTTAGTAGTAGAATCAACGCCTAAATGGAGTTGCGGCGTACAGATCACGGGCGTAGCCAACTTAGGCAAGGTCTACAACGGCAAGTCGAGAACGTGGCTAAAACACGGTAAACTTCCTTGGGTAGACTACGCAAGCGAACCACAGCCGGAGAAGTACACAATCGAGCTTTTCAGAAAAGACGTTAGGGCTATCTTAGGCGTTAAGACCAATCAAGAAGCCTTTACAAACGCTCCGACTATCTCAACTAAGAAGAATAGGTTCAACGCCCTTGTAACGCCTTTAGAGCGGTATATGAGCGCATTAGGCTACTACAACGGAGAGATAGAAGCTGACAAAGGAAAGAAGCCTGAGTTCGGGGGCGGTATGGACGAAGCGATAAAAGACTTCCAGAGAGCAGTTGTAAAGCCGACTAATCCGAGACACATTGACGGAGAGCTTACCAAAGGCGGAGATACTTGGAAAAAACTATTATTAGGGTAAAGGAGATCAACAAAATGCTTTGTGAGGGACTTAATAATGTGTCAAAATGGTTATCACTTTTGGGGTTGCCGGGCGTAGGTATGGTTATTTTCTATATGTTCAGAACACTTGCTAAAACCATAGGTGAAATAAAGATTTTGCAGAGCGCACAGAAAGCGCAGATGCGGAGTCAACTATTGGCTCAGTATGATAAATACATGGCGCAAGGTTACATTGAACCAATATACCTTGATGATTGGATTAACCAATATGACGCATATCACAAGCTCGTGGGTGCCAATGCTGTCTTAGACGCACGTAGAGAAGATTTAATCCACTTACCTAATCATAAAGTTAGTTAATAATCAGCGGGCATAATATAGTTCCCAACTAAAAAATGCAAAAGAAAGGAGATTCTCCTTCCGCTGATTTATAACCCCACCGAGCCTCTTAACAATGCGTAACATGGTGGGGGTTTGTTAAATGGTTTTTAATTGAAAGGAGACCAAAACAATGAAGATTTTTAACGACAAAGTTTACAATGTTCTCAAATGGGTAGCTATGCTTTTCTTACCGGCATTAGCCCTTTTGGTTCAGACTGTTTTCGCAATTTGGGGTATTCCCTACGGCGAACAGATAAGCGCGACTATCGTAGCAATCAACGCTTTTCTCGGTGCTATCCTCGGTATTTCTAACATCGGGTATCAGAAAAGTTTAAAGTAGCCGACGGCTCAAATTTGAGCTGTCGGAAAGAGTAGTCCTTCGGGGCTACTCTTTTTTTTATTGCCTAAATGTGATATAATTTCCGTGGGTAAATTCGTGGGTAAATTTTTAGTTTTGTGGGTAAAATCGGAGTGTTTTTCACGAAACAAAAGGCAAAGAAAAAGCCCTCGGAAACTTGGGATTTCCAAAGGGTTTAGCGTAGAAATAAAGGTTTCCCTATAAATACCGGTGGTGGGACTCGAACCCACCATTATAACCCTTATAAACCGCATAAAAGCGGTATTTTTTTATTTTCGTGGGTAATTCGTGGGTAAATCTATCACTTTTCCAATATCTTCGGCTATATTAATCTTTGATTGGTCTAAGTCCATAGCGTGCTGATATACAGTTTTTAACACGTTATCAGTTTTCCAACCGCCGACCGCCATAATCTGTTTAGTTGTATATCCCATTTTCAGCAAATAAGAAGCGAAAAAGTGCCTCATTCTATGCGGCGGAAAGTAAGGCAAGCCCAAACGCTTTTCAGCCGCCTTTAAACCGTCAAGAATCGAGTTTGGGTGTCCGTGGTATATAAAACCTTGCTTACGGATTAAGTCGGCTATTTGGGGCGGTAAAACAAGTTTGCGAGTGCTTGTGTCCGTTTTAGTCTTATTGCGGATTATAAAAGTATTGTCCTTTTGTTGAACCATAGCCTTATTAATCGTTAAGACGTTGTTATCGTCCAAGTCTTCCACGCCCAGGGCGCAAATTTCCGAACGCCGCAAGCCCATAACACTAAGAAGCGTAGCACACTCAAATTTAGAGTCTTTTAAAGCTTCCAAAACCATTGATACGTCCGTTTCGGTAGGAATATATATCTCTTTAACGTCCTTTTGCGGCAGACTTGGGGGCTTTATCTTAAGTTCGTACATATTGAGAACGGACATAATATGCCCCCGGAGATTCTTTACCGACTTGTAAGCGTGAGTAGAAGAGTCCTCATTGATTATCCTTTGAAGGTCAACGGCGGTAATCTGATTAAGTTTCTTGTTTAGGATATCTTCGTCAATCCGCTTTACAAGATAGTAATATCCTCTAATCGTGGACGGAGAGAGAACTTCGCTCTTGACCTTGATATACTCATTAAACGCATCTTTAAAAGTCTTATTCGGTAACGGCGCAGGGCTTCGGTCTATCAAGTTAGACATAATCTTGACCGCTTCGGCTGATGTAGGCTTGTGGTCTACCGTTGCACGATATCTTTTTCCCTCTATCATCTGAGTAATGCGGTATGATCCTGACTTTAATTTTTCTATGTTCATTTCTTCACTCCCTTCCTTAATTCCGTTTCATAGGCTAATAGCCGTCTAATGACCGATTGAGTATCATTGTCGGACTTCCTAAAGCACTCAATTAGTATTCGCTCATCGGGGCTGATATAGTCCACATCATACCGCATATCTTCCACAAGGGCAGACTTTGACACGTTAAAATAGTTTGCCATTTTTTCTATCTTGTCTATTCTTGGGTAGGTCTTGGCGTTTACCCAGTCCGAGAAGGTGTTTCCCTTAAAGCCTAAAGCGTTGCATAATTCCGTAGCATTAACGCCTTTTTTATCCATGTAGAACTTAATATTCTTTGCCATTACTTCTTTGTTTTCTATCATAAGCAATCACTCCTTTCTATAAAGATTATCGGACAAAATGAAAAATAATTCAATATTATCGAAAATTATTCTTGACAATATCGGTTTAACCGAATATACTCTGTATTGTGAGGTGTTCGGAATAACCGAATATCACAAACAATTAAACCGAAGAAAGGAGAACAAATGGCACTTACACTAAAGGCGGCAAGAATTAACGCAGGTCTCGACCAAAGAGAAGCGGCGAAGCAAATCGGAGTCACTCCCGAGACTTTAGGAAGTTGGGAGAATGGGAAGACCTTCCCGAATGTTCCCCAAATAACAAAGATAGAGGAAGCATACAACGTAACCTACGCCGAGATCAAATTTTTACCCTAAAATATCGGATAAACCGAAGAAAGGAAACAGAGTGGAAGAAGAACTTATTGTTAAACGCGTCTATGAAATCATAGACAAAGCAAAGAACCGAGAAAAAGCAAAGCAGGCTGAAGAGTGGTTCACTAACGGAAAAGGAACTCCTTTTAGTCTTTTGGAGTTGGGTTTATCAGAAGGCAATGTTACGGACTTCATTACATTAAGAAACGCCTTTATGCTTGATTGCCTGGCTTATGGACTTGGGGAGTATGAGTTTATTGCTCATTATCTTACCGAAATGGCATTTAGTATGAATAAATACACAAATACCGCTTCGGGTGGAGTTAAGAGCGTTTACGTAATCGAAATGGAGAACAAGACCGTAAAAATTGGAATTGCAAACGATACCACAAGAAGATTTAGGCAAATAAGAGCGGTTTCCGGTATGAAAATCCTTAGACAATGGATTAGTAAACCCACTAAAAGAGCTTTTGAGCTTGAAAGAAAAGTCCATAAAAGTTTGAAGGATTACAGACTAAATGGAGAGTATTTCAATATCAGCTATGAAAAGGCTATTAAGACCATATTATTGCAGATAGATAGCGATGATTGGGGCGTAAATGGTAATTGACCGAGAAAGAAGAAAATGCCGAGAACAGTAATCATATCAGCAAAAACAGAATACACAATGTTTTGCCGGTGGCTCAAAGCCAAGATGATTGAAAACAACGTAAATCAAAAGACCTTAGAAGAGTACCTGGGACTTTCTCACTCAGCTTTCAATCATCGGTTAAACGAAGTAGGTAATTCCAAATGGGAGTTAATGGACTATCTAAAGTGTCTTGACTACTTCGGAGCAGAGCCGAACGACATTTTCAAGTAGAAAGGAGAGCAAATGGGACGATATGCGGACAAGTTAGCAACGCTGATTAAGCAAGAGCGGCGTTTGGGTTTCCCTTATTCAACGACAGAGGAAATCTTGGAAATCACAGCCGGGGCGTATATCTATTATCGAGGTTATGACACCCCCGACGGAGAAACAACTATTGAGGACTTGGAAAGGAGAAAGAACGAAGGTTATGGAGCGCTTATCAATGACGGAAAACTCATCGGTTTTATCTACGAAGGAACCCCTTGATGTTGCAAGCACCAAGGGGAACAAAAAAATAACGAATAACATTTTACCAATTCGTATTTTATCACTATTCCCCAAAAAAAGCAATCAGCCTACATCGACGCAGGACTTAATCGAAGCCGCTTTCGGTTTCCTTGCGTTACTTGCGGTAATCGCTTTTGTCGGGATCATCACCCTTTTAAGAGATTTGAATACAAACGAAGAACTTCCCGAAGTGACTGCTTACCCGATTGTTAAGGAAGAGGTCAAGACCATTACGGCAGAAACGAAGTTAGAGCCGGTCGTTGATGATGATTACTTAATCGCTTCAATCGTAATGGCAGAAGCGGAAGGCGAGGAAATGGTCGGCAAGGTTGCGGTTGCTTCCGTAATCCTTAATAGGTGCGAGAACTGGGACAAGACAGTAAGCGAGGTTATAAACGAACCGAACCAGTTCGCAAAAGGTAAAGAGCCTAATCTTGATTGCCTAAGGGCGGTAGAGATAGCCAAAGACGTTAGAGACCTTTACCCCTCGGATATGCTCTACTTCCGTAACGCACATTATCACGAGTTCGGCTGTCCGTTCTTGGTTATCGGACATCACTACTTTAGTACAGAAAGGACAGAAAACAATGGGTTTTAAAAAGCGCAAAGCTGAAGACTTTATAGGGCATCGGTACGGAAAACTTGTAGTCGTAGGCATCGCAGGAAAGGGAACGCATAATAGAACACTAATGAAGTGTGTTTGTGATTGCGGAAACGAAAAGATTGTCCCTTTTGGAAACCTTAACACGGGACACTCTAATAGTTGTGGATGCCTTGAACAAAAGAATTATGAGCGATTAGGAAACCTCAATAAATCACACGGGAAAAGCGACACAAGACTATATAACATATGGCAGGGAATGAAATCCAGGTGCAACAATCCAAACGTGAAGTGCTACAAATCTTACGGCGGAAGAGGGATTAAGGTTTGCGAAGAGTGGGAGAACTACGAAGGTTTTGAAAAGTGGGCATTATTAAACGGTTACACAGAGAAGCTAACCATAGACCGCATTAACGCAAATGGTAACTATGAGCCTTCAAATTGCCGGTGGGTAACAATGAAAGAACAACTTAGGAACAAAAGAAATACTGTCTATGTCACTTACAACGGAGTCAAAAAACCTTTAAAAACTTGGGCTGAAGAAATCGGGATCAGTTATGAGACTTTAAGAAGTAGAAGAATTAAAGGGTGGACGGACAAAGAAATCATAGAAGGGAGAGCTTAAGAATGGGTTTTAGGATTGAGAACAACTGCGTATCTTGTCCCCAAGGTTGTATTAATTGCGGACAGCGTGAAGAGCCTTGTTGGTTTTGCGACGAGTGCGGCGACTATGCCGACGAGTGGACACCGCTTTACATCGTAGACGGTAAAGAGCTTTGCGAGGATTGTCTTTTAGAGTCGCTTATCTCGAAAGAGTGTGACGATTGCGATGATACGCTTTGCGCTAATTGCGGAAGCGAAGAGGAAACGCTTTATCTTGTCGAAGGAGAGTGGCTTTGCCGGGATTGTGTACTTAACTACTTTGAGAAAGTTGATATAGAAAGAGAGGACTACTAATGAGCGTATTTGAGAAATTAAACAACATCAACGTAAATGGACACACAGAGTCAAAAAACGGACTTACGTATTTATCTTGGGCTTGGGCATGGGCTGAGATTAAAAAGGCTTTCCCCGATGCAATTTACACGATTTATGAGAACGCCGACGGTTGGAACTACCACACAGACGGAAAGACTTGTTGGGTAAAGACCGGGGTAACGATCGAGGGCTTAGAGCATATCGAGTATCTTCCAGTAATGGACTTCAAGAACAAGTCAATTCCTTTAGAGAGCGTCACTTCTACGGACGTAAACAAAGCTATTCAGAGGTCTTTAACGAAAGCGTGTGCAAGACACGGTTTAGGGCTTTATATCTACGCAGGGGAAGACTTACCCGAGGAAGAGAAAGAGAAGAACGAAGAAGCCGCTAAGAAGATAACCAAGAAGGACGCAACTATCCTTGAAGGGCTTTTAAAGGCTAAAGACGTTAATCTTCCGAAGCTCTTAGAAATGTATAAGGTAACAGCCCTTACAGAGCTTACTAATGCACAGTACGCCGCAATACTGGAGAAGTTAAATGGTTGAATTAATCGGAAAATTTAGAGACTTCGCTCTTACCCCTCGAAGAGAAGCCCTTGTTACTTTCGCTTTTAAGACCGATTTAGAGGCCTTAGAGAGTGAGCTTAACAATTTATCGGGTAAAGAGTTATCGGTCAAATTTGGGGCTTATAGCCCTAAAAGAAGCCTATCTGCTAACGCTTACTTCCACGTACTTTGTCGGGAGATAGGGAAGAAGGTCGGAAGAACGGAAACCTTCGTCAAAAACGATATGATAGCCCACTACGGACAGCCCCTTCTAATGGAGAACGGCGACAGAGCGATTCTTAAGTCTAACTTAGGTATCGACAAAATGTGGGAGCTTGAAGACGTACACGCTAAGTCAATAAAGGCAGATATCGAGAAGGGCAAACCGATTTACTTTTACGCTCTTATGCGTAAGACTTCCGATTATGACTCAAAGGAAATGTCCTTTTTAATCGACAACACGGTAAGAGAAGCGCAAGACCTTGGAATACCCACTATCTCAGACGAAGAGGTTAAAAGGCTTTTAGATGCCTGGGAGACTAAATGAGCGAGTCGATCGTAAGTAATGAAAAAGTATGTTTTAGATGCCGGACTACACAAAACCTTGCAAGACATCATATATTCTACGGATCAGCAAATAGGAAGATATCTGAGAAGTACGGCTGTTGGATATGGCTTTGTGCAAGACATCACAATATGTCGGACGAAGGAATACACTTCGACCACGAATACGACACAGAGATAAAACAGATGTGTCAAGAAGAGTGGGAGAAAAGGAACGGCGATAGAGCCGCCTTTATCCGAGTCTTCGGAAAAAGTTATCTTTAGGCTTTACGCCTTGGATAGTAACCCATTAACCAACTGTTTAACGACAACCTCGGGGAAAATATATCACACAAATAAATCTTAGAGAATGCCATAGTTGAACGGTCTTTTTAGGGGGCTGAAAAGCCCCCGGGAAGGAGAGTAAATGGACTCTCAGAATCAACAGATACTCGACTATATGAAAAGCGGTAAATCTATAACGCCGCTTGAAGCCTTAAATAAATTCAAGTGCTTTCGCCTTGCATCACGAATTAGTGATTTAAAGCAGAAGGGCGTTCCGATTCTTTCGGAAATGACTTACAAGTATGACGACCAAGGAAAGGTCGTTAAGAAATATAAAACGTACTGGATAGCAAAAGGAGAGTAAATGCACATTATGCAGATGACAGAGGAAGAGATTGTAAGAAGCTATAAGCAAGCGGCAAGCCCCAACAAGCAGATAACGGTATTAGCAGAGCTTAACGGAACTAACACGGCGACTATAAGGGACATCTTAAGGGACAACGGTATCGAGATCAAGAAGCCCGGTCCCAAGCCCAAGCCCGTACACCCTGCCATTACTTCGGTCTTCCGTGAAAAGTCCGACAAGCCCACAAAGGTTTTACAGATTCCCAAGTCGGTTGAAGCACTTTGTAAGTCTTACCTAAGTGAGCTGACAGAGAAAGAGGAAGATTTGAAGGCGCAGCTTGCCGAAGTCGCAAAGACCAAAAGAGAAGTCGAAGAGTATATCACTTTCAATGGGGGTATCTTATGAGCGTTAATTCAAGGGACAAGGGCGCAAGGTTTGAAAGAGCGTTAGCGTCACTCTTTAAAGAACAAGGCTACGACGCAGAGAGAACCGCTCAGCATTGCGGAAAGAACGGAGACGCTCCCGACGTTAAGGGACTTCCCTACATACACGTTGAAGCAAAGCACTACAAGAAGCAAGCCTTCGACTACGATTGGATAGACCAGGCGAAAAGGGATTGTGCGGAAGGTAATCTTCCGGCGGTATTCCATAAGACCGACTATCACGAAGTCTTAGTGACAATGACCTTAGATGATTGGTTCAAGCTCTATCGGGAGTATGAAGCGTCAATGAGTCTTCCCGATGATATTCCGTTCTTTAGCGGTATGAACGAAGCTATAAAGGAGTTTGACGAAGCCACAAAGGACTTGAAAGGAAGTGAGTAAATGGCAGAAAGACGAATGTTCGCAAAGACAATTATAGATAGTGACGCTTTTCTTGATATGTCGCTGACAGCACAAGCCCTTTACTTTCACTTATCAATGAGGGCTGACGACGACGGCTTTATAAATAACCCGAAGAAAGTCCAAAGAATGATTGGGGCTTCTGATGATGATTTTAGAATCTTGATCGCTAAGAGCTTCTTAATTCCTTTTCAATCGGGAATAGTCGTTATCAAACATTGGAGAATACATAACTATATCCAGGCAGACCGATACAAGGAAACGGTTTACACCGAGGAAAAAAGCCTTCTCACAATCAAGGAAAACAAGGCTTACACCTACAACTTACCCGAGGGAAATTCACAATGTATACAAAATGGATACAGTTTGGAGACACAGGTTAGGTTAGGTAAGGATAGTTTAGGTAAGGATAGTTTAGGTAAGGATAGGATAGAGGAGTCTGAGGAGACCACAGACGATGTCCTCGAACAGTACACTTTACTTTGTCCGTCCTTCCCTAAAGTGAGAAAGCTCACCGATAAGAGGAAAAAGCAAGTCCGGGCATTACTAAAGACCTTTACCTTAGAAGAAATCAAAGAGGGCTTTAGGAAAGCCGAAGAAAGTCCCTTCCTTAAGGGAGACAACGACAGAAAGTGGAAAGCAGACTTTGACTTCCTTACGAATCAAAACAACCTAACGAAAGTGTTAGAGGGTAAATACGAAGCCCGTAAGAGCAAAGAGCAATCAATAGCGGAAAGGTGGGCGAACGTCGAATGACAAGAGAAGAATGTAAGCAACTAATTATGGTTTGCGAAGCGACTTTCCCCAATACGTCAAACGTAAGTCCGCAGGAAAAGTTAAACGCTTGGTTCTTGATCCTCGAAGAGTATGACTACCAATCAATGCTAATGGCTTTAAAAATCTTTATCAGTTCGGGGAATAGTGCTTTCGCTCCTTCGGTAAGCCAGTTAATCGCAATGAGCCGAAAGCCTTCGGAGCTGACAGAAAAAACCCTGCTGCCTACATACGACGAAGTGACAACTTGGCGAGAAGTCCGGCAAGCGATAAAGAATGGAATCTATCACGCAGAGGAAGAGTTTAAAAAGCTGTCCCCAATCGCTCAAAGAATGGTAGGCGACTCACAGCAGATTCACGAATGGGCGATGCTTGAAAGCGAGACCATTGACTCAGTTATTCAATCTAATTTCAAGGCAAGGTTTAAGGACTATCAGATAGCCGAAGCCACGAAAGCCAAGAGAGACAGAGAGATAGCACAGATGCCGCGCGAGGTTCAAGCACTAATCAAAAAATCGGCGGCGGCGATAGGGGTAAAAGATGATTTGTAACAGAGATTGCTTTAACTGTCCGTACAATGATTGTATTTTGCCCGATAAGGCTCATTTAAGCCCCTATAATCCCGAGCGTAAGAAAAACTATTACCGAGAGAATAGAACGGCTAAAATCGCCTATCAGACGGCATACAACGCAAAGCATAAAAAGGAGCGTCGGGAGTGGTCAAAGAATCATTGGGCGACTATGACCGAAGAACAGAGAGAGATTGAGAGGGCAAAAGCCCGGGAGAGGTACAAAAGACGAAATGAAAAACTCAACGGAGTATCTAAAGGGTTGTAAAGTCCCGACGGTTTCGGAAACAATGCCGCCTAACTTCCTTGATAGGGAAGGCGAGGAGAGAAAGAAGCATAGAACCGCCTGGGGGAACAATGATTTTAAGTCTTTAATTCGGGAGAATATGAAAGGGTTTGAAGATGAACAACGTACTTGATAACTACGAATGTGAGGGACAGCTTAGTTTGTTTGACCTTCCGAAAGAGCCGAAGAAGGTCGAGCCAAAAGCCCCAATATGGCACAGTAGCCTTACCGCTTGTTATGTCGAATGTCCGACTTGCCACGAAATAAACCACATCGAGAATTATCACGATCGTTGTCCCGATTGCGGTCAGCTATTAGACCAAAGCCCCGAAGCAATCACCAAAGCGGAGAAGGTAAGCAAGGACTTGCAGGAGTGCCGAAAGAAGGGGCTACACGGAGCGGTTACTAAGAACGTAAAAGGACAATGGGAAGAAGTAAGGGAAAGGACAAGCAACAAATGTTAAAGGTAGGAGATACAATCCAATGTCACGATAAAGACGATTTGGTCGACACCTTCCAGGCACTTCAAAAAGAGGGAGTTGACACCGACTTCCTCTATGAGAAGGACGGGAAGAAGGGGCTTTGGCTAATCGTTCTAAGCGTAGAAGGGAGCGAAAATGGATAAATGCCTTAGTTGCAAATACGCTGAATGGGATTATTTTGAATACTACGGCACTACCCAAAAGAATTGGTTCGTAGACGGTTGCAAGAAGGACAACGACATCGACTCTGAGGATTGTGAGGACTACGAAGAAAGAGAGGTGGACTATGACAGATAGAGAGCAAGCAATAAAAGACTTAGAGGACATCATAGCAACGGCAGAGGGCATAAAAGGGCTTTCAGATGATGCAGGAATAACAATCAGCCTTGATAAGATAGATGCGCTTAAAATGGCGACAACAGCGTTAAAGCAAGAGAGAGCATTAAAGAATCGGTGCTATGTATCCTCAAGAGGGCTGGTATGTGCTTTTTGTCCTATGGAGTGTGAGCATAAAGGAGAGCAGGAATGAACGATAGAGAACAGGTTATAGCCACACTTACAGAGCATTTAAACCATTGGAAAAGGTTACTTTCTGAGGGTATATGTTGCGAAGTTGAGGGAAAACAGACCATAGATGCTCTTGAATTTGCAATAGAGAGTATCAAGGTTGATAGAGCCTATGATTTAGCCTATGAGAAAGTAGACTTTATCGAGATACCTGAGAAAGCGACCAACGGAGATATGGTAAACGCTGTGTTCCCAAATGCTAAGAAATACGAAAGTGGAGACTATCACAACGTCTTGTTTGCCCCATCCTGCCACTTGGAATGTTGCAACAAGGATTGGTGGAACAGCCCTTACAGAAAGGAGAATTGAAATGACCAAGTCAAAATTAAAGAAGTATGTTGGAAAGAGTGTAAGGGTGCATTTTAGGCATACAATGAACTCTGATGATGGGATAATCCTTTATAAGCCAAATGAGCCACTAACTGATTATTTCTTATATCAGCCACAATATTCAAGTCCTTGTAGCTGGAGTTACGTTGCGTTATCACCTAAACGAATAGGACATATTGAAATTAAAGGAGCAGAGGAATGACAAGAGAAGAAGCAACAAAGATTATAAAAGATTACGAAGTCAATGGTTGTGGCTATTGTCATCAAGGCGGAGACGAAGTAGAAGAAGCCTTTAAAATGGCAATCGAAGCCTTAGAGCAAGAGCCAACAGCTAAGGAAAATTTAGTAGTTGGGGATTGCATGAAAAGAGAGTTTATTGAAATCGTTGTTAATTATCCCCCTGCCGATTTATGCACATATCCAGAATATAAAGGAAAGCCTTATTACTCTATACTATATCGAGACGAGGATAGCAGAAACCATGTTGGTTTTGGCACTTACAAAATAGAGATGCTTTCGCAATGGATAAAAGAATATTTTATGCCGAGTATTCAGCCAAAGACAGACGAGCCTATGCAGGTCGAACTTGAGGGAGACGGCTATTCTGACGGAGAACTTGTTTATGACTATGGCAAATGCCCTAAATGTGGTTGGCAATTTGAGTATGGCGAAAAGGATTGGGAAGAACCTTATTGTTGCCATTGTGGACAGAGGCTGAAGTGGTTTGAAAGTGAGGATAAGGAATGATATACGAGACCATAGGCGACAGACTTAAGTATTCTCTTAATATCCGCAAATTAACCCAAAAGGAGTTTGCACAGAGAACAAATATCACAGAGTCCGCAATGTCTCGATATATCAGTGGCGAAAGAGTACCCAGAGCGAACACGTTAGTTAGTATATGCAGAGAGTTGGGTGTGTCAGCGGATTGGTTATTAGGAATGACGGAAAGTGAGAAGCAATGAGTAAGTTATACACGATTCAATTAGGAGTCCCGATTTGCCCGGAGTGCGGCGGCGGTTTAAAACTCTACACGATAGTAAACCGCTTTAGATGTTTTCATTGTGGCGAGTCTTACAGAGTCGTAGGAGAGGGACAGAATGAGAGAGAGTTTATTTGCGAAAGGGGAAAGAATGACAGCGAAAGAGTATCTACAAAAGATTAGGTCGGAACGCTTAGAAGTGGAACAGCTTCAAGACACGATAGAAGAGCTGAGATGTTCACTCTTACCGTCCGGCATAAGGTACGACGCAGTAAAGGTTCAGACTTCGCCTGATGATCCTATGGCAAAGGTCTTTGGTAAAGTGGATAAACTGGAGCGGAAGATAAGAGAACGGCTTGAAGAAATGGTTGAAAAAATGAATGTCGCATACGACAACATCAACCGACTTGAAAAGTCAGAGTATAGGCAGGTGCTTACACTTTACTATCTAAATAAAGACCGCCCCACTTGGTCGGCGGTGGCTGATAGAATGGAATATTCAGAGCAAAGAATATATCAGCTTCACAACGACGCTATATCGGAATTAGAGAAAGAATGGAAAGATTAGAGTGAATTAGAGTTTCGACTTGTGATACTATTAAGGTGTCCAGGAATGGGAAAGGGGAAATAAACCGCCCCTATCTTATTCTCTCCCACGCCACTCTCTAACCGAGGGTGGCTTTTTGGTGGGAAGAACCGAGGGAGTATGAAGAAAGATAACCCACGATACGCAAACGGCAATCTAAGGCGAAAGAATAGGGCAAGATTAAAAGCTATGGGCTTACCGTGTCACATATGTGGAAAGCCAATAGACTACGATGCACCGTCAGACCATTTACACCCACTATCTTTTGTAATAGACGAAATAATCCCCGTATCACGTTGGAAAGAGTTCGGCTATCCTTCAAAAAGAGCGGTAGCCGAAGACTTTAACAATCTTGCGGCGGCTCATTACGCTTGTAATGCTCTAAAAAGTAACAAATTAAAGGGAGAAGGAAGCGTAAGAGTGCTTCAAATGCCTAATAAGAGCGACGGAGAATGGTAAGGGGTGGGCGGTACACCCTGCCAAGGCGAAAGGCTAT